GTTGACAAAATAGAAGATCCAGACTATGCGTGGCGGTGACAAATCAGATGTCTATTAGAATACAAGCTACGGAAAGGCAGTGGGACAAGTAGGTAAAAAGTATATTAAGGATAAGATAATGGATAATTTTAAAATAATTTACAAGATTTTATCTGCACTTGAATCCGCAATGGACCAAGATATGTTCGAGTTAGATGAAATTTCTCCAGAAAAAATTAGGAATTTCTGAACCACGATGGAAAGCGATTATTGAAATGTTAGTAGCCGATGGTTATATTGCTGGTTTATTCGTAACGCGTGCAGTAAATGGAAATATGATTATTCAATGCCAGGCGCCTAGAATTACTTTAAAGGGCCTAGAATACTTGGATAATAATACTATGATGAAAAAACATATCGATTGTTAAAAGGAGTAAAAGAAGTTACTCCGGGAATATAGAGGCACTCAGTATTGAGTGCTTTTTTTGTGTCTGAAAAGGAGCGCCTATGTCAAAGTGGACTATTAAGCGAAGGACGGAGCTGGCGTATCAAAGGGCTGTCACCAGGTTGCTGGAGGACAGCTTTTTTATTTGTGTGACTTCTTTGTCGACGAATAATATGCTCGAAAAAATCAACGAATATATTGAGTCGCAGGAGTTTGCAGATTTTGCACAAGCCACGGCTGGCATGATGGTTAGTAATCTATTCGGAGATATTGGTCGGTCCTGGAGAGAGGCTGCACGGTTAGATAGTAACGGTCGTTTAATATATGACTTGCTTATGGATGACCTTGCAGGGGCTCGTGGTGAGACTATGCGAAGGATAGCCCAGGAGAATGCGCAGCTTATTAAATCATTACCCGCTAGTGTGGCTGACGATGTCACGGCCTATGTTATGCGGGAGACGTTGAAGGGGCGGCGCCCGGAAGACATCGAGAAGGACCTGCACAAGTTATTTCCGAAGCGAAGTAAGGCCAGGGCTAAGTTGATTGCTCGAACGGAAGCAGCGAAAACTCAAACGGCACTGCTGCGTAGTGATTGTGATTTGGTCGGTGCTGAATACTACTTTTGGCGCAGTTCCCATGATGCGCGTACGCGACATTCTCATAGTAGTATGGACGGGGTGTTGTGTAGTTGGCACGATCCACCGAACCCGGAACGGCTATTCCGAGAGAATAAGGTCAAGCCTTATGGTGAATATCATCCGGGGGAAACATTCAACTGCCGCTGCTATGCCGAGCCCCTGGTGAGTCGTAGTCAGCTCAGTGAAAATACATATCGAATGCATCAGAATGGTCGGATTGTCCGCGTGACCAAGGCCACTCTACTTAAGTTGATTTAACCGCTATATTCGTATGGCGGTTTTTTCATATAAATAAAATGCCGCTGAAAGGAGGTGATGTGATAATGGCTAAGGCATTTTATGGGTCTAGGTTTAGCGCTAATATGACCCGTACTCCGGAGGGCTTTTTAATTTGTCACAACGTGCCATTAGCACGCACGGGCGTGCAGCAGTACTTAGGCAGTGAAGTTGAGCGACCTGAAGAAGAGATTGTAGATGTATATCGGAACGAAGCTGAGGTATTTGCCCCAGCGACGCTAGCGAGCTTTGAAGGAAAGCCGGTGACTGACGAACATCCATCTCGATTTGTCGAACCGTCCAATGCGACTGCTTATACGAAAGGCACTTGTCAGAACGTCCGCCGTGGCTCCGGGAATGAGTCGGATCTTATTATTGCAGACCTTGTTATTTATGACGCTGTGCTTATTGCTGAAATCGAAGCGGGTAAGCGTGAAATCAGTGCTGGGTATTATTGTGAGTACAAACCGTTTAAAGATGGCCTAGAGCAATCTAATATCATATGCAATCATGTGGCGGTTGTTGCTAATGGACGTGCCGGGGCACGTGTGGCTATTAAAGATAGTCAGGTTGTTAATGTTAAGAAAGGTAGGAAACGTATGGCAAAGAAAAATGTAAGTATATGGGATCGTATGTTTAACGCGCTCGTAAACGACGAGGATACGACCTCTGAAGAATTAAGAGAAGCAGCTGAGGCTATCGCTGAAAAAGAAGAACAAGCGGACAGCGAAGTTGAAAATGAAACGGCTGCTGCCGATGAAGATATTAAGCAGGTAGTTAGCGATGCTTTATCTCCGGTTTTAAAACGCTTAAGTCAAATCGAGGCTATGTTGGTTAAGGATGAAGAACCTGACGACCTTCAGAAGCTCGAAGATGAATTATCTGAAGGTACTGAACAACCGGAAGAGGCCACAGACGACGATGGTGAAGAATCTGTAACTGTGGATCCGGAAGACATGACCGAAGATAGTGAAGACGAATCCGAAGAAAAGCAGGCTGCTGATAAGGCGATTGCCTTGAATTTATTCCGTAAGATGAAGCCGGTTATCTGCGCTATGAAAGGCGCTGAACGTAAGCAAGCGACCGACGCATTGCGTGCTGCATTGGCTCCGTATATGGATAAAAAGACAGCTAAAACTAAACCGGCTGTTGCTGGTGGCTATGCTGCTTTAAATAGTCGCAAGACTACTGATAGCAAAGTGGAAGGCAATTTTGGTGAAGCCTGCCGCAAGTTTAATCCGCATTATAAAGGAGGTAAATAATCATGCCAGGAAGCGTAATTGGAACAACTTTAAACAATGGGTACCCAGGACAGATTAGTCGTCATGGGGACGAAGTATCTCGTACTTTTGCAGTCAAAAAAGATACGGATAATATCGTATTTGGTGCGCCGGTAGCCCTCAATGATGATGGCACTGTGCAATTATTTGGTACTGGTCATACGGCAGATAAATTCGCAGGTGTTGCTATGCGTCGTGTTAAATCTGCGACCGAATGGCCGAACCAATCTATTGGTGTGTATCGACCTGAAGAAGCCTGCGACGTATTGGAACGTGGCTCCGTGGTAGTTGAATGCTTGAAGGGCACACCTAAGCCTGGTGGCAAAGTGTATGCGTATATCGCTACCAAGAATGGTTTCGCTGCTGAAGCTGATGGCTCCAACACTGTAGAGCTCACGGGCGTGCGTTGGTCCACCGGTAAAGACAGCAATAATGTTGCAGAACTCACCATTTTAATTCGTGCTGGTATCTAGGAATAGGAGGATAAATCTATGAAGAGAATTACATTGCCATCTATGGCTGGTGGCGCTGTGCCAACTATGGACGCTGCTGCTGTATCTAGCGGCTTAGCGTTTTTGGAGTCTGAACTCGAAAAACAAGACCCTAAATTGCGTGAACCGTTGACTTCCACCACTTATGCTCGTGATATTACTATCAATGCTGGCGGTGGCTGGATTGAAGCGACTTCCAACTTTAACGTTAACTATGCTGCAGTTGGTGGTGGCACTGATGGTAGCGTTGGTGGCGTGCAGAATGCGATTCGTCGTATCCAGGCAGACGTGAGCAAGGACTTATGGCCTGTGTTGCCTTATGAAATCACCATGTCTGTGAAGTTCATCGATGTGCAGCGTGGTACGGTCACTGGTCGAAGCATTGAAAAGATGTACGACGATGGCGTCCGTTTAGATTTCGATAAATACATGGATGCCAATACTTATGTTGGCTTACCTAACTACGGCACCAAGGGCTTAGTGAACCAAGAGAATGTCGCAGCCGTTTCTGTGGCTACTGGTAAGGCTGGTAAGACTGACTGGGCCAATAAGACTATCGATGAAATCTTAGAAGATATCAACCGCACAATCTTAGATGCCTGGGCTAACTCCGGTTATGATAACCGCGCGATTCCAAATCATATCTTGATTCCGCCACAGCAGTATGCGTACCTCGTGAAGACTCCATTCTCCATCGCTGGCTCTAACGGCTCTATTAGCTTATTGGAATACTTGAAGGATAATAATATCGCGAAGGATAAAGGCGTCGACTTATTTATCGGCGAATGTCGTTGGTGCTCCGGTGCTGGTGTAGGTGGTACTGACCGTATGGTCGCTTATGTCCATGACGACTATTTTGTGGATATGGATATGCCAGTGCAGTTGCAACGTGCCATGACTCAGCCGGTTGCTGGTACTGCTAGCTATGACAGCTTATATGTTGCTAACGTAGGCGTTGTAAAAGTACATTATTTCGAACCGTTTAGCTACCGCGATGGTATTTAAGGAAAGGATGATTCGATGTTTTTATTCTCTAAGAAAGCATTAGGGTTCCGCAATCCGAATACGAATGAAATTATCTATGTTCGCAAAGGTGATGTGACCGAGGTTCCGGACTGGGTTGCACACGATCCGTTGTTTAAATGGGCAGTAGCTGAAGGTTCTGTATCTACGGTTGAGCAGAAGGCGCAGGTGGCCGTTGAAAAGAAAACGGAAGAACCTGTAGAGGCTCCTGTGGAAGAACCTGAACCTGTGGTAAAGAAAACCACTAGTCGGACTCGTAAGGCTATTGTGAAGGAGTAATCGTTATGGCTATTACTAGTGTATATCAGGCAATCGTTGCGGCTAGTAATATTCGTCGTAGTGAAAATCCATCATTCACAGCTACCGATTTTATGGCGCTATATCCTAAGTTTGTCGACGTAAGCGAAGAAATGATTGAGGCATGGGTGCAAATCGCTCATGCTTCATTATCGTATGCAAGGTGGCATGAGTGGTGGCGTATGGGTATGGGATTATTCATTGCTCATCACTTAACTCTGCTGGCTAATCCTGCGATCGCGGATTCTATTGAAGGTGGCTTGAGTCGAGGTGTTGCTAGTTCTAAATCGGTGACGGACATGTCAATCGCCTATGATGTATCCAGCATTGCGAATGAATGTGCCGGCTGGGGGACTTATAGCCAAACGACTTACGGACAACAGTTAGTCCAGTTCGCGAAGCTGGTAGGTAAAGGTGGAATGACCGTATGGTGAGAGCTGCTGTTACCCGGCAAAGTAATATGGCTGCATTTAAGACCCGCATGCGTGAGATTGCTAAGACACGGGTGCTAGTTGGTATCCCGCAAGCGAATAGTTTGCGGTCAGCTGATGGTGGCGGTGGCATTACTAATGCGGAGCTGCTGTATATCCATACTCATGGCGTGCGTCAGAAATCTATGCGCGAGGACATGAAGTCCGACATGGACCAGGGAAAGAAGTACAGCGAGGCGTATCAGTTATATGTGCAGTCTCATGGTTCCCCTCTCTGGCATAGCCCACCGCGCCCGGTGCTGGAACCAGCTATGGATTATCACAAGGACGCAATCAAGACTGATTTGAGTGCGGCGGTAAAGTTGTATCTGCAGACCGGTCGAGATACTGGATATCGCAAGGTAGGCATGTTTGGAGCTGCGATGGCCAAAGGCTGGTTTGAACATCCGGCTAATGGCTGGGCTCCGAATTCGCCTAAAACCATAATTAAGAAAGGGTCGGAGAGCCCGCTTATTGATACCGGTGCTATGCGTCAGGCGATAACCTATGTTGTGGATAAGGGGGATGTGTGATGCTTGATATTAGTTTCTTATTGTATGATCCTGATTTTTGCACCCTATTCACATTAGTAGCAAATAGCTCTGAGTGGATTGATGGTAGACATTGCGTTGTGACTAAATCGAAGGCTGTCACTGGAGTGGCTAGACCTACCAGTGGTGATGATTTAGAGATGTTGCCGGAAGCCGATAGAGTTTCTGGAACCATGACATTCTTGGCTAAGACACCGATGAGATTTAGTGACGGCGAGCCGGCCATGTTTATCGAATATCAGAAGAAACGGTATAAGATTATCCATGCAGATGATTTTAACGAAAACGGCTTTTATAAAGCCATCGCTACTTATGTGGAGGTGGTCGCCGATGCCTAAGCGGACTTTTATCGAAGTGGAGAATCTATTTCGTGACCTCTTATGTGACATTCTGGGGTTGCCGGTTGATAATAAGCAGATTGTATTTAGTTATCAATCTACTGGCACTCCAGGCTGGAAGCATGATCAGGATAAATTATTCATTCGTTTGAGTGAGCTGGACGATGATTACTCTAAGTTCCGGAATAGCTTGTATCATCCAAACGATGAAACTGTCATAAAGTCGACCTCTCGTACGCGCGTATGGGAGGTTTATTTAATCGCATATGGTCCGAACTCGTGTGAGGTCCAGAATCAAATTAAGGACGGTGTGTTTCTGCAAAGAGCGCGCCGTTTTTATTTTAAAAATGATATTGCCCTCATCACTGATTACCCACAGGCGCTGCGTGTGCCAGAGCTATTCAATGGCCGCTGGTGGGAGCGCTGGGATATGCGACTGCGATTCAATGAGTTGTATGTCGTGACCGAGGATGTAGGCAGTATCGAAGATGTTCAGATTTTTGTTAATGAACCGAAGGAGGAATAAAGTATGCCAGTAGTACCATTGCCTATGGATGACATTGTGCGCATTGTCGTCAATCTGTCTAGCGTTTCTGCGACTCGTAAGGCATTTGATTTGTGTTGCATTATTGGTGAAAACGCAGTTATCCCTGCCGATGAACGTGTGCGCTTGTATAATAGCGTGACCGAAATGGCGCAGGATGGATTCACGACTGACAGCCGTTTATATAAGGCAGCTCAGTTATTATTTAGTGGTCGTCGTAAGCCACCACGCATTTTAGTCGGAACACTTAAGACTGGGGAAAAACCGCTTAATGCATTGAAGGCCTGTCGTGAAATTAATAGCGACTGGTATGTTGGTTATGTGTGCGCGGACTTGCAGGCGTCTCAGATTGTTGAAATGGCAGAATACATTGAAGCGGTAACTCCGGACAGTGTGCTTGCTTATACAACCTCTGATGCCAGTGTAAAGGCTCAGGCCGATGATAGCGTAGGTGTGATGCTTAAGAATAAAAAGTTCCGCCGATCCATTGGTCAATTCTCGACTAAACATCCGGACGCCATCTTAGGTGTTATCGGTTATGCGATGGGCTCCATGACGGGCTTAGCGAAAAGTGCTTATACCCTTGGTTATAAAGCTGAGGTCGGTGTTGAAACTGAAAACAGTACCAGCCGTTTGAGTTCTACTGAATTCAATAAAATTACAGGGGCAAACATCAATGTGTATGTCAATCGCGGCGGCCAATATGATGGATTTGAACCTGGTAAGTTAGCTGACGGGACCTGGTTCGATGAACTTATCTTTACGGATAAATTCAAAAATGACACCCAGTTGTCCATTATGGACTTGCTTTATACGGTCGATAAGATTGCTGGCGAAGAAACTGGCGTTACTCAAATCATCACTAAAATTACGGAAGTCTGTGAAGACTACCGCCGAATTGGATTCGTTGCTGAGTCAGGTAAGTGGATGGGCGCTAATATTTTAAATTTAAAATATGGCGATGTGTTGCCTAACGGCTACTTGATCCAATCTGAACCGGTGAACGACCAGTCCCAGGCGGATCGTGATGCACGTAAGTCTCCGCCAATTTATGTGGCGCTTAAATTATCTGGTGCATATCAGTACATTATTATTCAGGTCGACGTTAACCGTTAAGGAAGGGGGAATAAAATATGCCGAAAGCACATACTACTTACAGCTTTACTGATGTGTCCGCGGTTCTGTCTCATCCGAGCTATGGCCAGTTCGCTATGGAAGGTGAAGGCATTGGTGATTTCACAATCGGTAAAACTACAGAACGTACTGTTCACGATGTGGCTGCAGATGGTCATATTATGGTTTCTAAAATCGCTGGCAATAACGGCACCATTACCGTTAATGCTCAACAAACTTCGGCGCTGCACAATTGGTTGCAGGGCTGTTTTAATTATTGCTGGGCGGCTGATACCGACGAATGGGCTCGTCTTACTTTAACTATCCGTGCTCCTAAGATGGGCAAAATGACCATTGCGACAGGCGGCTCTTTTAATAAGGAAGCGGACGAACCGTTCCAGGCACAAGGTCAGCGTGTTGCGTGGACTTTGATGTTTGCGGATATTCAGAAAATGAACTTTGCATAGGGGGTTAAATAATGAGCAGAGCAGAATTTAAAGAATTCGAAGTTGGTGAACGTAAGTTCCAGGTGAAGCGTTTCGATGCCCTCACTGGTTCCTATATTGCGTTTACTTTATTCGAGAAGATTTTACCAGTAATCATGGGAAATAAAGACCAATTCATCGGCTCCAAAACCCCGGATGTATCTGCAGATAAGTTTAGTGAAATGCTCCCTTCTACCTTATTCAAAATGAGCCGTGAGGACTTCACGGCTCTCCAGAAGGACTGTTTGAAAGTATGCTATGAAGTATTGCCTGCAGGCGTTATGCCTGTTATTGGCGCAAATGGTCGCTGGGGTGTAAGTGGTTTGGATACTGATACTGGTCTGGTTTTAAGATTGACCATTGAAGCATTGTTATTTAATTTACTTGGTTTTTTCAAAGAAGGCGGCTTGAGTTCCTTGGTGACGAGTCTGAACGGCAGTACCTCGGCTACCAAGTCGTCGAATGCGTGAATTTAGATAATTTTGCTTTTGCTCCGGTCTTTAATGGAATGTGGAAGCAGCATGAGGTGTTTGACGGGACATATAGCCTGGAAGATTTATTGGACGCTCACGAAATAATGGCGGTCATGGCCGAGAATAGGCGTCGTGCTGAAGATTATGCAGCGTCGCAAAGGGAGGTGGATTAGTTGGATAATGTTATTGAGTCTTATCTGATAGCACTCGGTGTCGATATTGATAAGTCTGATTTTGCAGAGGCTGATAAGGCCATCAACGGGTTATCGGCTAAAAATCACCTCGAATGCGACTCAATGGGGGCAAAGGCCAGTGGTATTGTAATTGGAGCCATTTCAGGTATCGTTGGTAGCATTACCGGCCTGGTTGCTAGTGCGGCTAAGCAAGATTTGGCCATGCAAAAATATGCGACCTCAATGATGATATCCACCGGTCAAGCGGCTAAAATGAAAGAGGCGCTGGACGCTCTGGGAGAATCTGCGGCAGATGTGCAGACCAATATGGAACTGCGCAGTCGCTATAATGCGTTGCTGCAGGATGCATCGACCATAATGCCTGATGGTGATTATAGCTCTGTGATGAAGCAAGTTCGCGACATCATGTTTGAGTTCGCTCGTTTGAAGCAGGAGGCCAGTTATGCTATCAAGTGGATTAGCTATTACTTGGTGAAGGATTTCATCGGCCCACTTGAAAAGGCAGGATTTTCTCTCCGCTCCATGAACGAGTATATTCAACGGAATATGCCGCGGATAACTCGGAATATTGCAGATGGCCTGGGCTATATCATTAATATTGGGCTTAACTTCATGCGCGCGATTCGGTCGCTCGGTATGCTAATGCTTAATATCTGGAATCGGCTGCCGCACAGCATCAAGGTGTCTACTGTAGCTATCGGTGCTTTTTTTGCATTGCTCCGAGCAAGTCCAGTTGGTAGACTCGTCGCTGTAATTAGCACTCTGTTGCTGCTGCTCGATGACTTCTATGCTTACATGGATGGCAAAGAGTCAGAGCTTGGTTCTTACTGGCAAAAATTAATTGATTTTTGGAATAGCATTAGTGGCGATGTTGATGCAGCCACCGATGCTGTTTTTAATTTTCTAAAGACTATATCTGAAAGTCCAGAGCTGTCAGAGTTTACGGGTTCGTTACAGGAGCTCCTCGGTGCAGTTTGGGACTTGATTGTAGCTATTGGAACTTTAGTTTCTGACACCTTTGGTGCACTCTGGGATGCTCTGAAAGAAGTCGGACTGGTTGATGATTTCAGCGACTCCATGAAAGGCCTGCTGCGGCATTTCATTGATTTTATTAAGTTGGTCGCTGATGGTATAAAGGTTCTGGCTAAATTCTTAAAAGAATTGGGTAAGACTGAAGGGTTCAGACAGTTCATCCGGTTGCTGGGTGAGTTTCTCGGAATACTTTGGGATATCGTGTCGACTATCGTTGGTGCAGTTTTTGATGCCCTGAGTGGCTTATGGGGTATTTTCAAAGACTTAGGCGTTCCACGTGAATTCACAGATGCTATGGGCGAAATGCTCATGGCATTTATTGAGCTTGCAAAAGGCGTAGCTAATCTCATTAAGTTGTTGATTAAACTCTTTAAATGGTTAGTCGGAGATCCACGCGTTATGCCATTTTGGAGGGGTGTCGGTGTTGCCCTCGGTAATCTCGTAAATGTTTTATCGACCGTCTTATCCAAGCTTGGTAAAATTGGCCGTGTTATTGGATTGCTGCTCCAAGGTAAGTTTGCTGAAGCAGCTGCTATCATGGGATTTGGTGGTGGCGGAGCTCCGGACTTAGGTGAGGTTAACGGGAACGCTGCTGCAGGTGTAGAGGCCCTTGTGAAAGGTGGCATGACAGAAGTTGCGGCTGCTGGTCTTATTGGCAATATGACCGCCGAATCTAGTCTAGACCCTACGACCAGCATTATTGATAGTAATGGATTGCGCTCAATCGGTATTGCCCAGTGGAATGGCAAGCGTGCTGATAAGCTTGAAGCATATTTGAATTCAAAAGGCATTACTGACCTTAGCGATAGTCGCGCATTCGGCGCACAATTAGAGTATGCGATTAAGGAAATGAAGGAAGATTTTCCAGAGGTTTGGAGTGCGTTGCAAAATGCCAAAACCGTGCAGGAGGCATCTGACATTATCCTTACCCAATGGGAGAAACCAGAAGACCAGTCGCAGTCTGTAAAAGATTATCGCGGTGGCCTTGCCAACCAAGCTTATTCGGCTTATTCCGAAATCAAGAATACCTCAACTAGCAATAGCGGGGGTGGCGTTGGTGATACGGTAAAAGAAATGGCTAGCTCCGTTGGTCAAGCTATCCAGGTGCAATATAATCATGTTGCCGAAAGTGTTGGCAATAAGATTGATGAAATCAAAGAAGGTGCAGCTAGGTTATATGACTCCATTGGAACCATGACCGGTCAGTATGGAGGACCGTCGTATTTTGTAAATCCTGCGACGACTAGTACGAGCAATAGTATCGGTGATATTAACGTGTATGTCACTAACTCGAATGCTAGCGCTAGCGATATCGGGAAAGCTGTAGGCAGTAATGTTTCGCGTGCATTAAATATGCCAGAACGACCTATTGTTGCTGTTAGAGAAAGGAGAGGTGGAATCGGATGAGTTTATCCTTTTACATGAGAGACTTTGGCTCCTATGTTGGTAATTATGCGAAGCAGATTACTAGCAGTAAGCCGGCTTGGTTGAATTTTACCAAGGATGTGGCCAAGCTAACCGGTCATACTAAGCTCCTGGATCTAACGACCGGCTATAATAATCTGGAGCGTTTTATATTCAAGACCAATGGCTGGACTATTGGTGGACTGGCCTTTGATGGCATCATGAAGACCGAGCATACGGCAGAGGTCAAAGCAACTACTTATCCGGTGCAAACTGGAGCGGTCATGACTGACCATGCTATCGTGTTGCCGAAGGTGCTTGATATTGAAATCATGGTGTCGGACGCGACTCCAGGGAACTCCCTAAGTGGAATTAAAACTACAAATCGCTTATTAAATGCGGCGGTGGACTTTGGGGTCCGCCGTTTTTTGACGAATGGTAATGTAGTGGCCGGGAATAACCGGTCCGCTGCAACCTATGCTATTTTGAAGTCTATGGTTGAAGCTCGTATTCCGATTACCGTAGTCACGCGCCTGGGCACGTATCATAATATGCTGCTCGTTAAATCAAATAGTCCGGATGATGTGAAGACTCAGTTCGCGCTGCATGCGTCGCTCCATTTGGAAGAGGTGCAGGTCGGTGAAGTAGCCGAGGTCACAGTTTCTGCGCGAAGTCAAACTACCAACCAAACAAATGGTGGCAATAAGGCTGTAACGGAAGCTCCGTCGAACCAGAATAAGAGTGCATTGAAAGCGATGGGCGACGTGATGCGTGGTTTATAGGAGGTGTGTAAATGTATAGTGTAATTCCAATTACATCTGCTCCAAATCAGACGTTTAGCTGCAAGGTGCCGGTTGATGGTAATAATTTAGTTCTTCATTTTAAGACCCGATATAATGAGGTCGCTGGTTATTGGCTCATATCGCTGACTACCAATGATGTAGAGCTATTGCGTAACTTGCCTGTGCTGCCTGCAGATAATATCCTGGAGCAGTTTGGCTATTTGAAAATTGGCTCCGCGTACATCACGAAGAGTGATGCGGTGAAAGAACAATGGCCGACTGCTGATACCCTGGGGACGGAGTGGTCCTTGGTATGGAGTGATACGCCATGAGTGATTTTATTGATACTACTAAAATTAAACGTACAGAAAAACCGACTGCTGAAAATGCAATCGATAATGCCTTGAGTGTGATAAATAATAAATTATATGGTCGCCAGTGGCGCATTTTAATTCAAACTAAAGAGGATAAAGCGTTGGATGTAACAGAGCTCCGGTGCACGTTTACCATCAATAAGTATGCAACTGGACAACCGTCCGTGTGCCACCTGATGATCTATAATTTGAATGCTCAAACCGAAGGCAATATTATCAAGGAAGGTTTCTATGTGCAACTCGAAGCAGGTTATGCTGCGCAGTACGGTATTATTTTCTCAGGGCAAATTATTCAGGTTTTTCGCAATCGTGAAGAAGGTATCAACTATCGTTTGGAAATAATTGCAGTCGACGGTTCCGCATTTTTTAGATTTAAACTTCGTGCGGACTACACTGGCTGCAGGTAGCACTCCTCGTGATGTAGTTGTGAGTCTGGCGTCGGTGTCGAAGCAACCAATCGAAACCGAAGAGGTATCGGAGAATATGGACCAGACGAAGTTGCCAAGGCCGAAGGTATTATTTGGACGCCCGAAGGACTATCTGAACGATATCTCCAAGGGTAACGGTAGCTTTTACTGGATAAATGATGGCAAGCTCACGGTACGCAAGTTCACGGACCCGATTCCTGAAAATCATTGTATCGTTCTTACCCCGACGACCGGCCTGGTCGGTACACCAGAATATACGGACGAGGGCATTCGAATCGTATCGCTGCTCAATCCTTTGATTGTTGTTAACGGCATGATTAAGATTGATAATTCCATTATTAATCGACAGGCTGTCAATCTCCCATCTGGGAACGGTGGCGGTCAGCAGAAGCAGTCTCAGCAGAGCGTGTTTGACCAGGACGGGGAATATCAAGTGTATTCCTTGCATCATAGTGGCGATACTCATGGCGAAGTTTGGACTACGGAAGTTATTGGAATCGGACGTAATGGCCGAGCAGGTTTACCTTTAATGGTTGATTCTGCGGAGCAGGACATAAGGGGGTGATGTAATTAATACCAATTGAAGAACGGGTTAAGGCTGACAGTCTAGACCAGTTTATGGATTATTATGACAGGGTGCTGCGCGTGGCTATGCCAGGTATAATTACTGCATTTAATCTTGACCGGCAGACGGTTTCGGTTAGACCTGCAATACGTGAAAAATTGATTGATATTGATGGCCGCTCTGAATGGGTTGAAATTCCTGAACTGCAAGAGGTGCCATTATTTGTGTACCGCGCTGGGAACTATGCATTGACCTTACCGGTTGCTATTGGTGATGAGTGCTTGGTTATTTTTGCAGACATGTGCATTGATGCCTGGTGGCAATCTGGAGGCATTCAGAACCAAGTTGAGCGCCGGCGACACGATCTATCGGATGCTTTTGCAATCCTTGGATTTACCTCACAGGTTAAGAAACTAGGCGGTTATTCTACCGACACGGCGCAGCTGCGCACGCTTGGTGGCGGCTCGTATATCGAGTTAGCCGATGGAACTATTAATATTGTTGGTGATGTAAATATCACAGGGCATTTGACCACTTCTGGAAATGCTGTTATTAAAGGCATTTCGATTGAAAGTCATGTGCACTCTGGTGTAATGTCTGGTGGTAGCACTACGGGAGGTCCTAAATGAGATATCGTAAATTAGACGCTAATGGCGACTACACGTTTGGATCCGGAAGTAGTTGTTTTATCTCGGACCATGATGCGGTGGTGCAGGCTATTGTGACTCGTCTTAAATTATGGAAGTATGAATGGTGGGAAGACCTCGAAGAGGGAATTCCTATGCGCGACTTGCTCGGTAGTCGTGATTTAGATTTGGCCGAGCGTGAAATTAAAGACAGGGTTCTGGGGACTATTCATGTGAATAGTCTCCTTTTTTTTGAACTTTTACATAATCCGGATACGCGCGAGCTCAAAGTTTCTTTTATCGTTGATACAGACTTTGGGCCGGTAAATGTTGAGGAGGTTGATGTGAATGGCTTATAGGGCCCCTTATATAGATGCTGCCGGATTGCATATTCCTACCTACCAAGAGATTCTGGAGGACATGATTGCAGACCATAAGTCTATCTATGGTGAAGATGTGTATCTCGAACCGGATAGTCAAGATTATCAGTATATCTCAATCCATGCGTTGAAAATCTATGACTGCATGCAGCTGCTCGAGATTATTTGGAATAATCGTAGCGTTAAGACCTCAGTCGGAACGGGTCTCGATTCTGTCGTTAAGATTAATGGGATTCACCGAAAGGCTGCGTCGCATTCCACGGTGGATCTAGTGTTGACTGGAGATATTGGTGCGGAAATTGTGAATGGGGTGGCATCGGATGAATCTGGAAATAAATGGAAATTACCTGAAAAAGTTACATTTACTACTGAGACAGTTACGGTTACCGCCGTAGCGGTGGAACTTGGTGCTGTGAAGGCACTGGCGCATGAAATTAATAAAATATCGACTCCGACTAAGGGCTGGGTTAGTGTGGATAACCCGGCAGCGGCAATTCCTGGTCAGCCTATCGAAACCGATGAGGCGTTACGATCCAGGCAAAGCATATCGGTGGCGACTCCGTCGTTATCGATGATTGATAGCTTAATTGCCGGATTATCTGCGGTCGATAATATTCAGCAGTTCGCGGTGTATGAAAACGACACCAATGTGACCGATGACAATACTGTGCCGGCGCACTCGGTGTGCGTTGTGGCCGAGGGTGGCCTTGATACTGATATTGCAAACGTTATCTATAAACGCAAGGGACCTGGGACGGGAACCTATGGCGATAAGCATGTAGTGATTACTGCTGGCAATGGCACTCCGGTGGATATTAAATTCTTCCGGGCTAAGCCTAAGCCAATTTATGTAGCCATGAAGATTAAAAAGTTACCTGGGTTCACGCGTGACATTGAAGCGGCGATTAAATCTAATGTGACCGAATATTTGGACACGTTGAAGATTGGTCAAGAAGTGTATGCGACTCCATTATGGGCGGCGGCATCTAAGTCGATGCAGGACCTCAAAGCTCCGTCTTTTGTGATCACAGAATTGCAGCTGGGTGAATCTGAAACTAGTCAGAATCTGCAGACTGTCGTTGTCGATTTTAATGAGGTAGCTGCCTATGGTGGCATCCGGGTGGAAGAGGTGTTGTAATGGAACTGCGTGAACATTACCTCGCTTTGGTAACGCCAGAGCACGCGGACAAGCCAAAGTATATGGCCATGCTGCGGAATACCTTTAAATATACAGACGACATATTCGCGCTGGCAGTCGACCTGGACGATAAGTTTGACGTGGACCAAGCGGAAGGTGCGCAGCTTGATGTTGTTTCTGAATTCGTCGGTGTGAATCGGCAGGTTGCCTACGATCCATATGCGGGTGTGTCATCGATATTGAATGACCATTTATTCCGGACTATTTTGAAGGCTAAAATCTGCCAGAACATGTGGCAAGGTGGCATCGATGAATTGGCGGAGAAATGGGCTGATGTGTTGCCTGAATATGTGCTGGGCATCAAGGATAATATGGATATGACTATGGATGTTTATATGGTCGGTCCGACCGAGCCGCTGCTCACTGAATTATTGCAAAAAGGATATATTGTGCCGAAGCCTGGAGGGGTGCGTGTTAACTACTATGCATCCGAACAGGCTCTTTTTGCGTATGACGTCGACGTTCCAGGGCTGCGAGGATATGACCTTGGTTATTGGTCGAAGGACATCACAGAATATCCGGCATTTAGTTATGAAAAGGACGAATTGCATAACCGCGGTTATGACCAAGGTTATTGGATTTAATTTGAAAGGAGGACATTATGCCAGAAAATAATTTCATGATTTTTAATGAGGCGTTCAAGGAAATCGATACAATGAACGACTCTGAATACCAAGCTGCGACGCAGCGTCAGAAAGGTGTGGCCTCCGGTGTTGCTGACCGTCGGTTACATAATAGATTTTATCGACAGGCATCGATTATGGTGAAGTCGTTAGCGAACTTTATTGAAGCCCAGGGGCAGGATGCAACCGACGAGGATGAAAGCGTATTGCTCGATTCCCTGCAAAATGCATTTTCTGCGTTCATTGGCACCTTGCTTGAATCTCATGATGGGGATGCTAATGCGCATGCGAAAATCAGACAGATGATCACGAATGCTGTATCGAGTGCATCGAGTGGTCTGTCTAGTCATAATATGAGCAGCAGCGCTCACTCTGCAAAGTTCGCTGAGTATCTGAAACTCTCTACAGGTGGAACGGTCGCTGGTCCGACTACATTTAAGAGTAGCGTAACGATGCAGGCTGCATCGACTATTCCGACCCAGCCGACGAGCTCGAATAATACTAATATTGCGAATACGGCCTTTGTTAAGGCTGCTTTGTCAGCGTTCCTCACGGATCGTAATTTTATTAAGGCGGTCATGGATGCTATCGGGTCTGAAACGTTATCGCAGTATGGGGTTAAATACAATTTTGATAACCCCAACGCCTGGAGCATCAGCCTTGGTCGACTTTTTGGGGGATTGATTCTCCAATGTATAAAAGTTTCTGGAACTACTGGAGGCTCATTAAATTCGGGGTATTCCGAAGGCGAAAAATTAATTACATATCCTATTCCATTTAATGAATTATTAGGCTTTACTTCAGGGTTAGTTGATACCTCTGCTACGTTTGCGGAGCACGCCTCTGTAAATCCTAATAATTCAAACGCACTTGTATTTTTACACGCACTAACGGCCACTAATGTAGAAATAACTACTTGGATATGGCTAGTAGGAATATAGCCAAGGTATAAACATTAGTGTTAAAAGAGAAGAAATAACAGCACAATATCCAATTATATTGAGTGCTTATTTAGGAGCATTAATGTTAAGCCATGATGCTTATAGTGGTTTAAGTGCAAAATCCGTTGAGCGATTAACCATGTTAAAGGATGGTTCTCGAATCAATGAATTAACGTCTATAGGATTAAGAAAAGTAAATGTAAAAGATTCAACTTCTTACAAGGCAGGCGGTGTACATATTATAATATATGGACTTTAAACACCTGCAACTAGCCAATTCACGCCACGGCTCCCTCCACTATTTTGCGTATGTAAACCAATAATTATTGAAGTAGTATTTGCATTAACACCACATACAAAGTTCCAATCAGGGTTTGCACCTTGTACAGAGTCATCCCAAGAGATTAGTGGCCAAAAAGCTTTACTGTTAAACAAAATCGGCAACTGAACTGTAGTTCTTTTTCTTTCTGGGATTGTTGAATATCCACCTTGGAAGTCATCGTATGTAAGCTTTTGCAGTGGTATCGTAGCAATGGTTTGTATGTGCCGGTAGGCATTTTCATAACTCGACACACCGGATTTTGACAGCGTGGGTGCGTGATGCGGTAGCCATTGTTTGTATAGTGTAGTTAAGGTAATATTCGATTTTGGAAGCTCGTCGGGCTGGCGGTTATATTCTGCTAATGCCTGAAGGGCTTTTTCTTTTGTGTCGTAATACCCGATAACCATCTGCTTGCCATTCAAGCTTTTTCGCACTATATAAGGACGGCGACGATTGCCGGATAAACGGCTAACCGAGCCGTAATTATTTGGTAATTTCATTTTTCTACCTCCAGTATTCATAAGAAAGGAATAATGATGTCATGAATCAATATTTAATTATACTCGACACTCCGGATAAAAACGGGGAAAGTAAACGACTAGCGTCTTACTGGATGGACGTCCACGGTTTTAGCTGGGAAGAACTTGAAGCTAAAGCGAAAAAAGAATATCCCGGTAAAATTTATTTACGAGATGAAGATGCTAGTATCCAGGCGAAATTAGCCGACGGTAAATACGTCTGGGATGGTGAGGTTCCTGTAACACCAACACCTTATGTGCCGACCGCAGCAGAACAACGAAAGGCTAAAATACAAGCAATCAAAGCTGAAACTGATGCCCTGAACGCTCCGCTTCAAGAGCGAATGCTAACCGCGCTGTTACAGGACAATGACACATTGGCTGCTCAATTAAAAGAACAGTATCAGGCCAATAACACGGCTATGATACAAAAAATTAAGGAGGTATAACTATGAAAGACTATTGCGAATACTGTGCCGAGGAATTAACTCCGGAAGGCCGTTGTCCGGACGAAAATTGCGTATATAACGTATACATCGATGCCATCGCGGAATGTGATGCGGAAATCGAAGCAGAAAAAGAAAGGGAAGCGGCTGATGAATGATATTATTATGTTTCTTAAAAGTTTGGCCCCGACCGAAACGGAGTTGCAAGTGGGGGCAGTAGGTGGTGTTGTTGGACCTTTTATTGCCTATTGCCTGGGGTGGTCCAACGAAGTGATTTTTCTATTTTTCCTTATGGCCATTGATTTTTTCACAGGAATGGCCGCATCAATTATCGAATACAGTGGTCTCTCTAGCAAAAAAGGGTTGAGGGGTGTATTGAAGAAATTTGTATGTCTGTCTGTATTGGCTACCGTGCACCGATTTGAAGTACATTATGGAATCGGCGGTCCGTTCTTGATGTTTGCTTATGCATTTATTACGAACGAGCTTATATCGATATTAGAGAATGCTCGTCGGTCTGGAATCAATGTTCCGGCTGGAATCGATAAAATCTTAATCAGAATATTGGAAGAAAAAAAGGACCGCCTGAAATAGAGCGGTCTTTTAATTTAGGGAGGTAATGGTATGAGACAAGTCAGTTTGCAAGAAGTGAAACAGTTAGCGCGTCAGGCGTATCATCCACTTTGGGATGGTGCGCGCAGTTTAGGCAGGGACGTCAAATTATATTGCCACTGGACAGCTGGTCGTTATTTCCAGTTGTTTACTGATTATCACATTTTAATTACCGGGGACGGTAAAGTATTTGTTAGCACTAATGATTTATCGGAAACATTAAACGCAACTTATATGCGCAATACAGGTAGTATCGCTATTGCGTTATGTTGTGCGTTAGATGCTCAAAACGCTAAAAATTTAGGGGATTATCCACCTACACCGGAACAGATGAATGCTGTTGCACAGGTTATTTGTGTATTGGCGGATGCTCTTGATTTAACTATCGACCGTGAACGTGTAATGACGCATGCTGAAGCGGCCAAAAATTTAGACGGTATGCGCACACATGAAGATTATGGAATTGGTAGTGGAGATCCCGAAACAAAATGGGATTTACTCGTTGTTAGGGAAGGTGACGACGAATGGAGCGGTGGTAACATTATTAGGGGGAATGCGAATTGGTATCGCGGTCAGGGATTACTGAAGGAGTATTAATTATGGATATAAAAAAATCGCTTATATCATATATGCTGCATTGGTAGTGGTGGCTATTGTGCTGGCGACTGCTTATTATATTAATAATCGAACTCCTAAAGTCACGGCGCCGAAAGTCATACCGAAGATCCAGGTTGCGGATCCAGCTGCAATGGCTCAGGCGATTAAAGTTACACCTAAAGAAGCGACGGAGGTCGTTGCTGAAATACCGCAGGCTAAGCCGGTGGCCACTTATGTAGTGGCGGCTCCGGATGTGGAAACCGCTGCAGCTGAAACTGCAAAGGCTATTGAAAAGAAAGACGCTGCGTTGCCAGCGGTTGTTGCGGAGAAAAGCGACCGCACCATCGTTACTCCAAATGCCGAAGCTCAGAAGGTTGATGTCTATAAAATCAACTTAAACAAGGGGCATAAAATAAAAGCTGGGGTGACGGTCCTTGAAGATAAAGTCTATCCTACCGTTGGCTACCAGGCTGGACGGGTGGATGCTATGATCCAACTTGATGGGTCTAAAATAAAGGGCGCGGCTGTCATGTATACGGTCGTTCAGTGGTGAAAGGTACGGTGATCCAATTATCTCGTGGCTTACGACGTTATGTGAGCAAAATTAGAGGGGCTATATAGCCCCTCTTTTTTATTGCTTAAATTGGAAGTATATGTTTTTTTTGATAAAATAAATACTGATATTTAAGAATATAGGTATAAAGTGCATATAAAGTAATCCTTAAAGAACGAGTATCTGTTTGTTTTTATTGTATCGAGGTCCACCATATAGAAAAACGAGCACTTGATACTCCGTATGGGTATCAAGTGCTCGTTTTATTTTTAAGATTTTACATAGCAGTAGAGCCTATAAATGTCTGACGATTAATAATGGAGTTATAGGACAAAAAGTGTGTGTAAAAAGTGCTGTAAACCTAGATAGATACTGGGTTTATAGCACTTTTATCTTTTTTGACAAAGATAAAGGGTGGACAAAAAGTGTGTGTAAAAACATGCTTGAACCACATAACTACTGACTAAAAATGGTATTATATCTTCCTAAATAAAACATAAATAGGAGGATGATTAAAATTAAACAAGTAGTTTTGCCCTTGATTGTGGTCGAAAATGTATAAAACACGGTATATTGAAATCCGGTTCTCAGCGATGGTTTTGTAAGCACTGTAAAGTCGCTTTCACTAACAACTGAGTCGGAG